GCCAATCGACACCGGAAGGTGAAGACGCGCGTCTCGAGCTACAAACGGGAAGCGTGCTCGCACAATCCTCTCCAATCTACGCCAGTACTCCGGATCTCCACTGCAGGGCAGTGGGGATCGAAGAGAAACCGGCGGGACGGAGGGAGTGTGCTCAGCAACCATTTTGTCGTCGCTCATGCTTGGGTGAACAAACACTTCACACGCAGTCCAGCAGGAACTGGATCTGAATGTCTTCGTCTTGTTCAAAGACGCACCAATGGACGCGACGCGTTTGGAATAGGAAGCGAGATCAGCACCGGCGCTACCGCCTGCACTGACCTTCCTACTCGCTCCAACCGCGTCGTCGCCATGGGTAAGACGTCTATCGAATACAGCTGTGGACCAGCTGTTTGCCCAACACAGAACGACGAACGAGAGAGGTGTGCCCATCGGGCTCCCCCGTGCAAACGCAACTTCCCGCCCCAGTGTCGGAAAGCTCCAAGTAGCGTTTGCCTCCAGTCCGAGCGATCTCAGAGCCATGGGCACATCCGCAGGACGGATGAGCCCACGACTCGAGAGAGCTTCGATGATTACCTTGACTACATCGTGCGAGAGCCCGTCGGTAGCCTTGGACAGGTCCAAGGAATAGAAGACGTCTCGCCCGGTGTAGCGACAGAGACCCTTTGGAGGCGCGGATTGGTGCTCCGAACGCCAGTGGTCTGCAGGCAGACCACCGCGGCGCATCGAAGCACGAATCCAACTCCCTTCTACATAGGTAAGCGCATCCGGAACACCGACGACGCGAACCTTGTAGCCGGGAGTCCGAAGTGCTACTGCTTTCATGGAGAAGTCTTTCGACAACTCCCTGAGGGCCAGCAAACCAGCACAACGGTACGCCTCCTCCAAGTCATCTGCCACACCTTCAATTGGACGGAGAACAACTCGGGCCTTCTGCAAGCAGAAGGCACCGAGCGAATCTCCGGCGAACTTAAAGAAGCGGGCCTGGGTAGCCCCCGCCGCTTCAAGTTCGTGGCCAAGGTGTTCGAGGTAACCATCGATCCCGCCGCGAGTGGCAGGCCACTCAAAGCAGGACGCACTGGAGTGGGGGAGTCTACGCGGATGCACTATCCTACTAGATCGCGGGCCCTCGGCCATTGCGACGTAGGATCGTATGCTATTCTGCGTAGATCCCGATGTGGGAAATTTGGTGCTTGCAACTCTCGCAGCACTCTCCAGCGCCCTAACCTCCTCCTCCAGGGGAGGGATCGGCAGCGCACGGGAGAGTCGAGAGAACGCAAAGCCGTTCGATGGGTTGCGCACTGCCAGCTCGCAAAGCGAAGCCACGACCTTCCTGGGAAGGTCGACGGCGACGCCAAGCGCGCTCTTGGAGTGCAGGGCAGCCCCTCGAACTTCGTGGCAAAGTGCCTTCAACGCGGTCACCGTAAAGCGCACGCCCCGAGAGGGGAGCGCGCGGTGTACCCAACGATGAAGGTACCATGCCACCACCAAATTATCCCAGCCAGACAGGACAAGACCGCTCCAAACTGCTGTCCATACAGTTTGGAGTGGAGACCTTTCGCCTCCTTGGTGTCGGGCCCTTGCCACCGCACACGTTATACAACGTGTCCGGGGACAAGGTGCCTGCTCCTTACCGAGGCTCTTTACAAGTAGCGGAAGCCGCTTGTAGGTGTTCCTAGT